GGGTTTGGGGATTAATTACAGACGAAGAATGCCAGACTTTAATGGACTCGGAATTAAGTGATACGCAATCTATGGAGGTTTCATAATATGTCAGATGCACAAATCATTGGGTATATTATAATAGGCTTATCTGCTATTGTTGGACTATTCATGGCAATATATAAACCCTTGAACGAAAACACTAAAACAATGGTGTCATTATCTGAACAAATGAAACAATTAACAAATGAAATAGCAAAGCAAAATAAAGAGATTGAAAAACAAGAAAAAGACTTTGATGCATATAAAGACCATATGCGAGAATCTCAGAAAAGACAATGGGAAGCCATTGATGAACACACACAAGCAATAAATGAAGTCAGTCATAAATTAGAAAACTGTAAATTAGAACATAGAGAAAGAGAGGACTAATGTTATGTTTAAAAATTGTGTATTTAAAAAAAATGTTGATACTGTCAAATGGATTGAAGCCGCAGGAGTTAGAGCAATTAAAACAGTTGCTCAGACAGCTGTTGCTGTTATTGGCACAAGTGCTACTATGGGAGTTGTGGACTGGAAAATGGTAATAAGTGCTTCTGTATTGTCGGGGATTGTGTCTATTTTAACTTCTGTTGCAGGAATCAAAGAAGTACAGGCTAAGTAATTAAAATGCCATATAAGGGCAAATTTGAGCCATAGGAGGGCATATAAAATGAGCATTAATGTGCATGAAAATGTTATAAAGGCTGTAAGATATTATGTTTCTAAAGGATTAACTTTAGAGGGTGCTTGTGGTTTGGCGGCAAACCAGTTTAGAGAATCGTTTTACAAAGGCGTTGGCTTTGTTTCAACAAGATTAGAGAGATTGTGTGTTCAGAGGTATAGAGAAAATAGAGGAATTACTTATACTGACAGAACATACACAGAGCAAGTTGACAATGGGAAAATTTCAAGAAGTGAGTTTTTAAGTCCGATGGGAAAACATTATGGCTATGGACTTTCACAATGGACTACGAGTGCAAGAAAAGCAGGATTGTATGATTTGTGCAAAAAAACAAAAGTTTCCATTGGGGACATGGACACACAAATTATTTACACGATTGAAGAATTAAAAGAAAGTTTCCCAACCATATATAAATATTTATGTACTGTAAAAGATGTAACACAGGCTTCAAATTATGTGTTACAACATTATGAACAACCAAATAATTGGCAGACGATGAAAGAAGCAAGAGCAGATACAGCAAAACAAATCTATAACAAAATGAAGGAGGTAGGAACAAGTATGGGAAATATTAAGAACATTATTGCAAGGGAAAGAAATTATGCAAAAATCCCCTACAAGGAAACAAGTGTAAATAATCAGAAGTTTTCCACAATGGTAAACAATGCAGGTTTAAAAGGATGTCAAGGACAGCCGTGGTGTGCTACATATCAATTTGCATTAGAGTTGGAAGAGTTTGGAAAAGCGGTTGCTTTGTCGCATTGGAACATGACAACAGGAAATTATTGTGGTTATAGTGTTTTTGAAACAGAAGCAAAATTTGCCAAAGCAGGAAAGACAGGGAAAATCCCGAAAGTTGGTGCATTGGTAATTTTTAAACAGTCACATATGGGACGAGTGCTTTCTGTGAATGAAAAAAACAAAACATTTGAGTGTGGTGAAGGAAACACAAGTAACAGAGAATTCAATCGTAATGGTGATTGTTGTGCAGTAAAAACTTACTCTTGGACAAATGCAAGAATCAAATCATTCTGCTATATTAATTATGGACAGAATACAGAAAAACCTGTTGAAACAAAGCCAACTACAACATGGATTGGAAAAGGCACAGCACACTGTAGTGCCAATGGCATTAACATTAGAACAACACCGGATAGTAGTGTAAAAAGTAATATCATTGGTCAGCTGAAAGAAGGAAATCAGTTCGAGTATAATGGTAAAACACAAAACAACTTTGTAAAGATTCGTGTTATGTTTGGAG